TTTACACTGGAAGTAATACAAACACAAGCGCCGGCGCAGCCACAACTTCATCCACTTGGACTGCTCCTACAGGAGTTAATTCTGTAAGTGTTGTTTGTATCGGCGGTGGCGGTGGCGGTGCATGGTCGAATGGAACTTCAGGCCCGTCTGGAGGCGGTGGTGGTGGTGGCGCATTAGCATGGGCAAATGATCTTCCAGTGACTCCGGGTGTCGGTTATGCAGTAGTAGCCGGCGATGGTGGTTATAACCGTGATAATGTCACCATTAATGCCTCCACCAGAGCAGCACCGGGTGGCAATAGCTCCTTTACAGCTAATAGTAGTATTGCAATCACTGCTCGTGGTGGGACTGGTGGTATTTCGAATACCACTAGTACATCTGCACCAACTGGTGGTACTAGAACATATACTAATACTGGAGCATATGTAACTGGTGGTGGTAATGGTGGAGCAGGCGGCCCTGCTTTTAATAACGGTAGTGGATCTGGCGGCGGTGGTGCCGGAGGGTATTCTGGCAATGGTGGACAGGGTCAAGGAGTTGGCGCGCCTGTAGGCGTCGGAGTCGGAGGTAGCGGTGCCGGAGGGTTTTCCACTGGAACTATTAACAACGACGCTGGTAATGGTGGAGGAGTATTTCCGTACGGAGAAGGAGCACCCGGCACAGCAACTAATACTGCAAGAGGAGGATCTGGAGCGCCTCATCCAACTACTCGAGGAGGCTCTTATGGTGGTGGTGGAGCTGGAATGGAAGACGATACTTCCGCTTATGGCGATAGAGGAGGTGAGGGAGCTGTTAGAATCATATGGCCAGGAAGTAGTCGAAAATTTCCGAGTACTCAAACTGCAGATGGCGCAGGTGGAGGTGCAGCATTTGCTGAAGGATTCAATCTTGGTCAGGGAGGATTCACATTACCAATAAAAACTAGTTTATCGATTCCTGGCCGCAACATCTATAGTGGTTCGAACTCTCTTCCTGGTATGCCAACTCGCACGGCTACTTCAAGTGCTGATTACACCGGAGCCTATGATATTATGGCAACTTATGTATCGTTTGCTGCTAACGCGAATTATCCAGTAACTGGTAGATTATACATTGGATACCGAACAACGACGAGTCCAACATTTTCTGGAGATATTGCAATTGGCCATATCGCTATATATGAGGGAGGATCAAGTCCTACTCTAGTAAAAGAGTGGACTTTTGCTGGATCTACTACTGTTTGGCAAGATGGAGCCGAGATTGGTGGTACAACCACAACTACCGCGGTAGGTCTTGATCCATCAACCGCCGGATTCACCAGTATAAATACCGGCGCGTCCGTTGGAAATTGGACGTTAGCTAGTGGTACAGGCAGTTCTAGCACTGGTGCAGCAGATGGTATTAGCGGTAATTATACTGATCCAGGTACAACTGATCAAACTGGAGCAGTTTCGCAAGTTTCAGGAAACAACTATGCATTTGTTGAACAATCAGGTCAGGGAACTGGCGACTTATGTTGGATGAGAAGCGATGAGTTTACATTGAGTGATAATGGTTACATTACTATTGTTATGCAGGCAACATCAAACGTCACGTTTGATGTCGACAACGCTCTTTACGCATATTTTGGATAAAAAGATATGAGTTACTCAAAATTTGGAAGAATAATTGGAGCTAGTAGTATACTAGCTGACAAAGTTTCAGCTACAGATGGAACTAATACATCCGAGTTAAATATTGATAAAGTGGCAGGAATATATAATACGATGTCTTCTACTAGAAGATATAAAGATTTTTTTACTGGACCAGTTGGTCAAATTGAATTTACTACTGTAGGAACATCATTTACTTGGACTCCACCTGCTGGTGTTACAACGTTCTCAGCCGTAGCTGTAGGTGGTGGAGGTGGCGGTGGCGCGAGTTCAGCGACGACGAATGGTATCTCCGGAGGAGGAGGCGGTGGCGGAGGTCTCGCGTACGTTAACAATCAAACGGTAAATGCATCAGTAACTTATTTAGTAGACGTCGGTATCGGCGGCTTTGGCCGAGCTGGACCATCAACTGCTCGAGCAGGTTCTGGCGGAGACTCGATACTTTACACCTCCGGAGGGAGTACTCTATGTAGAGGATATGGAGGCGTTGGCGGAATCTCTAGCACCACCGATAGGGCGGCAGGAGGCTTCGGTGGCGCAAGCGGAATTGGTGATGGCGGCGGAGATGGAGGCATCGGCGGCCGTGGCCAATCTGGTAACGCCGGTGGTGGCGGCGCCGGTGCCGGAGGGTATTCTGGCAATGGTGGAAATGGTGCCAATGGAACAGCAGCAGCATCGGCAGGTCAAGGCGGCGGTGGCGGTGGTGCTACTGGCGTTAACGGTTTCACTGGTAATATTACTGCCGGCGGAGGTGGTGTAGGTCTTCAAGGCGAAGGAGCTAGTGGTAACGCAGGAACCGGATCCAATCAAGCAAGTAACAGTGGTGGCCCCGGAAGTGGTGGGGTAAACAGACTATACGGCGGTGGTGGCTCCGGGGCCGAAGATGATGCCGGCAACGGAGATGGAGGCCCAGGTGGGCAAGGCGCTGTTAGAATTATTTGGCCAGGAATTGCTCGGCAATTTCCTTCAACTAGAACAGCAGATGAGTAAGAGATATGAATTTAGAAGATTTAGCAGAAGAAGATAGACCAATTGCTATAGAAGAAGAATTACAAAAAATAAGAGAAATGAGAAATCAAAAACTCTTAGAATCTGATTTATATGTTATGAAAAAATATGAAAATGGTGAAACCATCGGTGATGACATTCGAATCTATAGACAAAAGCTAAGAGATATTACTACAGATTTTGAAAATCCTTTTGACGTTGTTTGGCCAGTTGATCCTGTTAGTGGAGACTAATGATGCCTTTATATTCCTTTAACGGTAGTTATCCAGAAGAACATCACCCAGATTCTGTTAGAGATGGTGTTTATCGCCGTGACTGGAATGATATGTCTGATTCAGATAGACAAAGTTTCGGTTGGTACGAGATCGAAGAACCACCAATTGTAAGTGACAGAGAAGAATTACATTGGAATGGACCAGAACTTAAGTGGGAAGTGAAATCCGAAAATGCGTTTAAACTTGCTCAAAAATGGCAAAGGTTACGAGAACAAAGAAACTTTTTATTAAAAGAGTGTGATTTATTTTTGCTAAGGCTAATGGAACACAACCTAAAACCTATTCCGGAATACGTGATATATAAACAAAAGTTAAGAGATATTACTTTAGATTTTGATCACCCAGATGATGTAGAATGGCCAGTGAATCCGTATTATCCTCCAGATAAAATCAAAAATCGCTCAAAGGAAGCTTCACTGCAATTATATCAAATAGGATTATTACATAGTCTAGACGCGTATTTATAAAATGGAAACATTATGTTTGAAACAGATGGTTGGGAATACAATATTCTCAAAGAAGGAATTGCTCGCTCAGTAGGTAATGAACATTCATTATTTTGTGAAATTGGTACTCGCAAAGGTGGCAGCACTAAAATTATTATCGATCAAATTAATTCAGTTTGTCCAGATAAAACTTTAATATGTATTGATCCGTACGGAGATATCGCGTACGAAACAAAAGATAATATTTGGACTAAATACGATTATACAAATGAAATGCGAAGACAAACTCAAAAAGATTTGTTTTCATACGTATTTGACAAAAGAATAGATTTTCATATGTTAATTATGGAAGATCAAGAATACTTCCATAGATTTGCTGATGGATATCCAACTTATAATGATACCCGTGGAAAAGTTATAAGTAATCATTATCAATTCGTTTATTTTGACGGCCCACACGCAGCATGGCCTATCATGAGAGAAGTTGATTTCTTTTTGTTTAGAGTATCAAAAGGATCAGTGTTTGTATTCGACGACATATGTGAATACAACCATGATATAATAGACGATCATCTTATTCGAAATTATTGGGAAGTTCTTGAAAAAGGCGAATTTAAGGCATCATATATAAAATTATGAAACTATGTATTATTGATCTACTTGGATTAGCTTATGATGGTACCACTCTTTCTCATAGAGGATTGGGTGGCTCTGAATCAGCAGTCATTCTTATTTCAAAAGAGTTAGCTAAAATTGGATTTGAAGTTACAGTATATAACTCATGTTTAGACAGTCAAGCTAGCTCAGGTATCTATGATGGTGTCACTTATATAGATCATTCTCAGTTTATTGACGACACTGATTATGATATTGTTATTTGTTCTAGAACAATTAAGCCATTCTTTCAAGGTAATCAATATTCTAGAATTTGCAACGTAGCAAAATATACTGTATTATGGATGCATGACACATTCTGCGATGGTGATGAACATATTGAGCATATGCTTATAACTGGTGTTCTTGATGAAGTATACAACTTATCAGATTTTCATACTAACTACACATTAAATTGTAATCATGGAAATCACAGAAATTTCGAAGTTTTAAAACATAAAATATTTCAGACTAGAAACGGAGTTGTAAAAAGAAGAGAAGTTGATATTAGTAAGAAAGACAGAAACCATTTTGTCTATAATGCTTCTTTTACAAAAGGCGTCAGACCATTACTTGATGATATATGGCCTCACGTTAAAAGAGAAATACCAGACGCTCACCTAACTATTATTGGTGGTTATTACCGATTTAGAGAAGGCGCTGAGCCAGATCAACAAGAAAAAGATTTAAGAGCTTATATTGAATTAACACCAAAAGAATTTGATGTAACATTTACTGGTGTGATATCACAATCTGAGATAGCTGACATACTTTGTGATGCAACATTCTTTTTATATCCGTGTGATTTCCCAGAAACATTTGGTATATCAACTTTAGAAGCAATCTTATATAAAACTATTCCGATCACAAGTAGATTTGGTGGTCTAGAAGAAGTAGCGGTTGATCTTGCTTCCTATAAGATAAACTATGCGGCTGTTCCTAATTCGTTGTTTCCTAATATTGACAGAAAGTCTCAAGCTAAAAATTATATTGAAACAGCTATTAAAGCATATAATGATACGTATTTACTCCAACAGAAACAAAACTATTGCGATATAATTGATGGAATATATGGTTGGGATACAATTGCTCTTCAGTGGAAACAACAAATTTATTTAAAATTAGAGAAATATTTACCGGTTGATGAGTATAGAAAAGTTTCGAAAATAAATGATAAAGTAAACAGAGTATTTGGTAAAAGATTTTTAAATGACTCTAAGATAAATGAGTACAGATCTTATTCTAGTAAAGAAAAAGATATTATTGTTATTAGTCCTTTTTGGAATGCGCAAGATTATATTAAAGAATGTATTTTATCTGTTGCGCAGCAAGATTATGATAACTATACACACTATTTAATTGATGACTATTCTGATGATAACTCATTTGAAATTGCTTTAGAAACAATTAAGTCATTACCAGAAAGCATAAAAGATAAATTTAATTTAATTCGTAATCAACAAAATAAAGGTGCAATTAGAAATCAGCTTGAGACTTTTCAGAAAGTTTTTCCAGAATCTATTGTTATGTTATTAGATGGTGATGATTTCTTAATTAGTAACAATACAATATTCAAGTTTTATAATGACCTGTACAACGAAGGATATGAGTTTACTTATGGGTCGATGTTTAGTTTAGCTGACGAGATTCCGTTAGTTGCTCAAGATTATCCAGAAGAAGTAAAACAAAATAAAACGTACCGAGATCATAAATTTAATTGGAAAATACCTTATACGCATTTAAGAACTTTCTTAGGCAAACACTGCATGGATTTGCCAGAAGAACCATTTAAAGTAAATGGTGAATGGATGAAAGCTGGTGCAGATAATCCATTATTTTATGAGATTATAGAACGAGTAGAGCCAGATAAAATTAAAGCAGTAAAAGAAATTGTTTGCTACTACAATGATATTAATCCACTAAATGATTATAAGATTCGTGGCACCGAGCAGAATCAAAACGCCGGAACTTCATACGAAAAAAAAGTTATGAAAAAAATATTAATCGCAGTACCAACAAATAAGTATATTGAACCACAAACATTTAAGTCAATATATGACCTCGAAATTCCAGATGGATACGAAACAGAATTCCAGTTTTTCTATGGTTATCAAATAGACCAGATTCGAAATCTAATTGCTAACTGGGGGTTAAGATATCATTACTTATTTTGTGTAGATAGTGATATCGAACTTCCAAGCGATACACTTGTTAAGATGTTAAACCATGATAAAGATATCATATCAGGTGTTTACATTCAGAGGTTAGAAGATCGTTGCACACCTGAACTATTTTATATTAATGATACCGGTGGTGTTAGCCATTACGATATCAATGCACTAGAAAAAGGTTTAATGAAGATCGATGCTTGTGGATTTGGGTGTGTATTAATTAAAAGCGACGTTTTAAGAGCTATGGAATATCCACATTTTGTCTATCAATCATCAATTGATTTTCAACACACCGTTTCCGAAGATACTTACTTCTGTAGAAAAGCATCTAGCTTAGGTTTCGAAATCTATGCAGACACTACAATTGTCTGTAATCATATAGGACAAAAGATCTTCAGACCACCTCTATAAAATTATTTTTGTTATAAATAGAATAAAAGTAGAGGACTGATAATGGCTACACCAAACTCTAGAGAGACGCTGATCGAATATTGCCTAAGACGTCTAGGCGATCCAGTAATTGAAATCAATGTAGATGAAGATCAGCTCGAAGACCGAGTTGATGAAGCTATTCAATATTACAGAGAATTTCATAGCGATGCGACTGTTAAAACCTACATGAAGCATCAGGTTACAGATACAGATGTTGCAAATGAATATATTCCTATCTCTTCAAATATTATTCAAATAAGTAAATTATTTCCTATTGCAACTGGATTTAGTTCTAGTCGTAACTTCTTTGATATTAAATACCAAATGATGTTAAATGACATCGCTGATCTCGCTAGTTTTGCTGGTGATCTTGCGTATTACGAACAGATGCAACAATATCTTTCATTACTTGATGTTAAATTAAATGGTCATCCTCAAGTACAGTTCTCTAGAAGACAGAATAGACTTTATATCTTTGGTGATTTTTCAGATAATGATATTAAAACTGGAGATTATCTAGTAGCTGAAGTTTATCAAGTGATTGACCCTGACACTTATACTTCTATTTACGACGATATGTTTATCAAAGAATATACTACTGCTTTGATTAAACAACAGTGGGGACAGAACTTAATTAAGTTTGAAGGAATGCAATTACCAGGTGGTGTTGTCTTAAATGGAAGACAAATCTATGACGATGCTACAAGCGAAATTGAAAGATTAAGAGAATCTTTAAGACTTGAGCACGAACTTCCACCAGATTTCTTTGTAGGTTAACATGGCAACTAATCTGTACTTTTCACCGAAAGTAAAGTCTGAGCAAGACCTTTATGAAAACATAATTGTCGAAGCTCTTAAAATGTATGGACAAGATGTCTATTATTTGCCACGCGATTTAGTTGGTGAAAATAGAATATTTGGTGAAGATGTTCCTTCTCGATTTAGCTCAGCACATAAGATTGAGATGTATATCGAAAACGTTGAAGGCTTTGAGGGTGAGGGTGATCTCTTTACACGATTTGGTGTAGAGATAAGAGATGAAGCGACTTTTGTAGTATCTAAGAGAAGATTTGAAAATCAAGTAAATAGATTTGATTTTGATACTGATCTTATTCGCCCAAGAGAAGGTGACCTAATTTATCTTTCTCTTTCAAATTCTTTATTTGAAATTATGCATGTTGAGCATGAGCAACCATTCTATCAATTAAATAATTTACCGGTATACAAGATGCGTTGTACTCTGTTTGAATACAATGACGAAGATCTTGATACTGGTGTTGATGCAATTGATGATATTGAAAGAAGATACGCTTATCAATACGTTCTTCAATTGGCTACTCCTCGTACGGCTGTACTAGAGGCTGAAATTCTTGCCGGCCAAGTCACTAATATTCTTATTACTGATGGTGGTGCAAACTATAGTGCTAATAATCCACCAGAAATTACCGTTGAGCCACCTCCAGCTATAGTAGCACGAGCAGAAAGTCGATTAACTGGTCAAACAGTAAGTAGCTTATTGTTAGATAGTGGAGGTTCTTTATATATAACATCACCGTTAGTAACTATTGATGCGCCAACACTTCCAGCTCTAAGTGCATTGGCCGAAGCAGATATTACTGATGGAGTAATTACTCAAATCAGAGTAACCCGCGGTGGTAGATATTATATTACAAATCCGACTATAACTATTAATTATAAGCAGCTTGGTTCTGGTTATAGTGTTACTAGAAAGTTCGGTAACTATTCATGGCAGCTAACTAGCTCAGCAAATAATTATGATTTAGTTCCAAATGCTAATTCTACAACTCAACAAGAAGCTAGTTTCTGGATTCGTGCTGATAATACCACATTAACTGATGTGCCAATTATTACGTTTAACGACGGCACTAATACAAATTCTTATGGAACATACTCAGATAGAGCTAAAATTGTATTCCAGCTCGATTCGATAGGTCATCCTGGTCTTTATATTAATGACACTGAATATCTTATGCCATCTAATTCAACAGATATTAGAGATGAGCAATGGTATCACTATAGATTATATTCTAGATTAGATTCATTTAATGCTGATAATATCTTAGAAATTATATTTAATCAACAAAGTACATCATTTACTGCTACCACAGACGCGTATGTTTTATTTGATAGTTCTAATAATCCTGTTATCAATAATGGTCAAAACTCTAGAGCTTTAGTCGATGATGTATTATTTAAGAATTATGAAACATATACACAAGATTTAGTAACACCAATTGCATTAGCTGAAAGTGATGGAGATACATTACTATTAGAAAATTTTGAGAATCCTAATACATTCTCAGCTTCTAGAACAACATCATCTTTAGTTGTAGAAGGACAATTGTCTTCTGTAGCTATTCCAGACTTTGGTAATGCGCTGTTAGATAGTGCTGAAGTTGTCGTTCCAGCTGCTACTGGTGGACCAGACAATTTTAAAGCTCTATATAGCGCAAATACAGCTAATGGTGTTGTTACAGGATTCACTCAGTTAAGTAGTGGTCAATTCTATGAAAACGAACCAAATGTAACCATTAGTAATCCAACTGGTGATCCAAATCAATATGTACCAAATTTAATTGCAATTGTTGATAACACTGGTTCAATTACATCAGTCACTGTTGACGAAACCGGAGATTTTTATAAAATACCTCCAACAATTACTGTAGAAGCTCCACCAAGTGCGATTCCATTCGAAGTTGGTGAGACCGCACAACAAACTCTATCTAGTGGAACTGTTATTAGTGGAGAAGTTGCATCATTCAATGATTCTGATTCTCTGCTGAAACTTATTCATGTTGGAGCTGACGATGGTATATACCATGACTTTGTATCTACACTAACAATTACTGGTACAACAAGTGGAGCTACTTACATTGTTGATGATACTAGTGAAGAGAATACAATATCACAGACTGAGCAAAATGATATCTTCTCAAGTGAGACAGCTAGTTTCTTAGATTTCTCAGAAGATAATCCATTTGGCGATCCGGAGAATAACTAATGTTTGGTACGCACTTTTATCATCAAAAAATTAGAAAATGCGTAGCATTATTTGGTACTCTATTCAATAACATTAATGTGATACGTACAAATAGCTCTGGTTCGGTTATTAGCCAAATAAAAGTTCCGCTATCATATGCACCTAGGCAAAAGTATCTTGAAAGAATTCGCGAAAATCCGGATTTAACTACTGATACTAAAGTTGCGATCAAGCTACCACGGATGTCTTTTGAAATTACTAACTTTGCTTATGATGTGAATAGACAACTTGCGAAGTCAAATAACTTTAACACCTTTGGTTCTTCACCAAGTAGCAGACAAAAATTCTTTGCACCAGTTCCATATACTATCAACTTTCAGTTAAATGTATACGCGAAGAACCAAGATGACGCATTACAAGTCGTTGAACAAATATTACCGTATTTTAACCCACAATACACACTAACTATTAATCCATTCAGCTCTGAGTATCCTGATTTAAAAGAAGATATACCAGTTATTATTCAAGGTGTTTCTTTCCAAGATGATTTTGAAGGATCAATGGAATCTAGAAGAACTATCATATATGCTCTAGACTTTGAAATGAAAGTTTCTTTCTATGGAGCGATTACTGAAGGCGGTGTTATTAGATCTTCTCAAGCGAATATATTTGAATTGAATAGAGGTACTGCTGATAGCGACATAAATATAGAAAGAATTACTGTCACACCAAATCCTACTGATACATTCGGATTTGCTGATAGTGACTTTACATATGATACAGATATTCAAATCATAGGTGATAGTGTATAATGAAAGATAAAGATAATAATGTAAAAAGCGATTATGATTATTCTCGTGAGACTTACTATGATCTAATTGAAAAAGGTCGTGAAGGCTTAGAAGATATGATTCATGTTGCACGTGAGTCAGAACATCCTCGTGCTTATGAGGTTCTTGCTGGAATGTTAAAAAATGTTGCAGATATTAATGATAAATTAATGGACCTGAATAAAAAGCATAAAGATATTACTCAACCAACCAAAGATACAAAACAAGTAGAACATCAACAGAATAATATATTTGTAGGATCAACTGCCGATCTTCAAAAGATACTGCAGAAAGAAAGTGAAGTGATTGATGTCAAGTCTGATTCAGAATGAATCTTATCTTGGTAACCCTAACGTCAAGCGTGATGGAGTTAACCAAGAATGGGATCAAAGTCTTATCCAAGAATACGCAAAATGTATGCACAATCCTGTGTACTTTTGCGAGAACTATGTTAAAGTAATTGCGCTTGATAAAGGATTAGTTCCATTTAAACTATATCCGTATCAACAAGAAATGTTTAAACACTTTAATGATAATCGATTC